CCGAGATCGCGTTTATAAATGAGTACGGCAAGAAAAGCCAGCCGGCGCGCCCGTTTATCAAAAAGGCGAACGAAATGAGCGCCAAGGCAAGCGAGGACGCGGCAATGCGGGTTTACGACAAATGGCTCAACAGCAAGGGACTTTAAGGGAGGGAAAACACATATGGCCTCAATGGGACTTAAATACATGGCGTGGGCGGACATCGCGGCGGAAACTACGTCGGCGGTTCCGACCTACAACGCTGGGCTCGTGCTCGGCAAGGCGGTTTCTGTCAATGTTTCTGTGTCCAACGCCGAGGGCGAGGTATACGCGGACGACGCGCTCGCGGAGTACATCAGCGAGTTTTCGAGCGGGGAGCTGACGGCAGAGGTTGACAACATCAGCCTCGAAAACCAAGCGAAGCTCTACGGCGCGACCTACGCGAGCGACGAGTTCACGTTGAAGCCGACCGACAGCGCGCCGCACGGCGGTGTCGGCGGCATTCAGGTGTTGCTTGTCAACAACACGCGCAAATTCCGCGCGTGGTTTTTCCCAAAGGTGCGCGCGTCCATGCCGGATTGGGACGCGGCGACGAAGGGCAGCTCCATCTCGTTCGGCACCCAGCCCATCAAGATGAAGATCATGGCTCCGGCTTACGGGCCGTGGTACTACGTCAAGGAATTCACGACCGAAGCGGCGGCGAAGGCCTACATCGACACGAAGCTCGGCGTCGCGACCTGGTACACCGTCGAAGTGCAGGTTAACGGTGCGGGTGCGGGCGAAGCCGCGACGCCTGCCGGCGTTACGGCGGTTGCGAGCGAGGGCGCGTTCGAGCTGACGATCACCGGCACGGCGACGGCACTTTACGACAACGGAACCGACAGCATCGCGTCCGTCTCGGCGGGCAAGTACACGCTCGCAAGCGTCACGGCGAACCACAAGATCGCGGTTATTTTCTAGCCGCGGGGACGGCAAGGGGAGGCAATGCCTCCCCTTTTTTATGGCATAGGAGGGCTATATGGACTTTTCAAAGTACCATTTTGTATACAACGCCGCTGCACATTTTGCGGCGATGGAGAAATACCCGGAGGGCATTGTCGCCGAGCTGATGAAGCCGGGCGCGGCGGGGCTGGAATCGCTGTGCTGGGCGCTCGAGGAAATGTCTGTGCAGGGCGACTTGGTCCGGCGCGATTTGGGGCACGACAAGAGCCCGACGATCAGCGCCAAGCGCATGCAGCTGCGCATGATGCCGAGGGACATCAACGAGGCGCGCAGCATCGTGATGGACGGCATTGTCAAGGGCCTGAAGCAGTCGGCAGAAGCCGAGGAGATTGACGAGGTTCTCGCGGAGATCGAAAAAAAAACGGACGAAAACTGACGCTGGCGACGTACCTGAACGTCGCGCTTGAGCTCGGCATGACGCGGCGAGACGCGATGCTCTGCGAGATCGCCACCGTCAACGAGATTTGCGACATCCGGGCAAGGGCGCACAAGGAAATGAGGGGAAAGCATGGCCGCTGAACGCAAGATCACAACGCGCATCGAGATGAAGGGCGACAAAGAGTATCGCCGCAAGATGCGCGAAGTCAACCAGGAAATGAAGACGTTCGGCTCGTGGACGGACGTTATGGCGGGCGGCCTCGCCGCGGGCGCGATTCAAAAGGGCCTGTCCATGATCACAGACTGGTTCAAGAAGTCGTGGGAGGCGTCGGTCGAGTTTGAAACCGCGATGGCGGGCGTCGCGAAGACGACCGACCTGTCGGCGGTGCAGCTCGAACAGATGGGCGAGAAAATCAAGCTGTTGAGCACGCAAATCCCGATGACGGCGGTCGAGATCGCCGGGCTTGTGGAGGCGGCGGGGCAGCTCGGCATCGCCGACAAAAACGTGCTTCAATTCGCCGAGGTCATGGCGGCGCTGGGCGTCTCGACGAACCTGTCGGCAAACGAGGCGGCGACGGCGCTCGCGCAGATGGCGAACGTCATGGGCACCGCCGCGCAGGAATACGAGCGCATGGGCTCGTCGATCGTCGCGCTTGGCAACTCGTCCGCGACGACCGAGGCGGACATCGTGGCGCTCGCGCAGCGGCTGGCCGGGTCTGGAAAACTCGTCGGGATGTCCGAGGCGCAACTGTTTGGGTATGCCGCGGCGCTCTCGTCCGTCGGCATTGAGGCCGAGGCGGGCGGCTCCGCGCTGTCGAAGGTGTGGAGCGAGATCGAGACGATGGTCGCGACCAAGAGCGACGACCTATCGGACTTCGCGGCGGTCGCTGGAGTGAGCGCGACGGAATTCTCGCGCGCGTGGAGCGAGGACGCGGCGGGCGCGTTCCAACTTTTCCTCGCGGGGCTCGCGGACACGGAGCGCACGGGTGGCTCGGCGATTGCGACGCTCGCGGAGCTTGGAATCACGGAAATCCGCACGAGCCGGGCGCTGACCTCGCTCGCAGGCGCGGGCGACCTGCTTAACCGGTCGCTGGAAACGTCTGAAAGCGCGTGGGACGCGAACACAGCGCTTTCGACCGAGGCGGGCATCCGCTACGAGACCACGGCGAGCCGGATCGCGATGGCGGAGAACGCGCTGAACAACCTGAATATCGCGGTCGGAGACAAGTTTAAGCCGCTCGTCACGTCCGTTATCACGGGCGGGGCGGAGATGGCCGGGACGATCGCGACGGCGCTCGCGGGGCAAAAACTGCTTCCCGAGATGGTAGGCGACGCGAACGCGGCATACCAACAGCAGGCGGACGCGGTGGAGCTGGTCGCAAGCCAGGCATACACGCTGGTCGACCGGTTGGAGGAATTGGGGAACGTCGAAAACCTGACCGGGCAGCAGCGGCAGGAATACCTCGCGACGCTGCAACTGTTAAAGGACATCATGCCCGCGGCGGCGGGGGCGATCGACCTCGAGACCGGGGCGGTCGAGGGCGGGACGGCTGCGCTGCGGGAGAATATCGCGGCGTCCAAGGAAAACGCGCTCGCGGACGCAGACCTTACAGCCCGGCGCAACCGCTACGACGCGCTCGCGATCGCGCAGGAAAATCTCGCGAACAAGCGGGCGCTCTACACGCTCGCGATCAACGACGCGACGCTTGCGGAAGCGGAGTGGAACCGCGTGCTCGCCGAACAGGAGCAGATTCGCGCGGACATCACGCGGCAGCTCGGGGAGCAGATGGGCGACGCATCGCTCGTGACGCCGGAAATGGTGGACGAGGCGCTGCGCGCGAGCGACGCTTGGGAGCGGCTCAACGGCGAGCAGGAAACAGCGGCGGCGCGGCTGTACGAGACGCAGCAGGCGGCGGACGCCTTGAATGCGGCGATTGCCGAGGAGGCCGCGCAGGTCGAGGAGGGGCAGCGCTACGCCGAGGAGTACGCCGACACGCTGGAACAGGTCGGGCAGAAGATGGAGGACGCCGCCGAGAGCAGCGGCGCGGTCACGGAGGCGGCGCAGCAGCAGATCGACGACTTCCAGGCGATGAGCGACCGGCTGACCGAATTGCAGGATCAGCTTTTGACGGCGACGGATGAGGCGCGCAAACAGGTCGCCGGCGTCGTCAGCGGGTTCGGGGAGATCGAGATGCCGGAAACGGTTTCGATGGACACGACGCTCAAAAACCTGCAAAGCCAGCTCGATTACATGGAGACGTACAAGACCAACCTCAAAAAGGCGCAGGAGCTCGGGCTGGATCAGACGATCGTCGAACAGCTTTCCGACGGCTCGACCGAATCGGCGGCGATCCTCGCGGGGATCGTCGAGGACGGCGGAAAGAACATCGACGCGCTGAACGCGAAGCTTGCCGAGGTTTCGACGGGCAAAGAGGCGATGGCGACCGCGATGGCGGAGGCGCAGACCGATTTTACAGACAAGACCGACGCGATCGTTACCGCGACGAACGAGATGGTTGCAAACTTCAATCAGGAAACGGCTGCGAAAAACGGCGCGGCGGCGACGATACAGGCCGTCATCAACGAGATGAACGGCAAGCTCGCGACGCTGCGTGTGAAGTCCAACGAGATACGTCGGCTGATGAATTTTAGCGGCTCAGGCGGGCAAGGGAGCTATGTCCCGCCGCACGCCGCCGGCCTCGCCTACGTCCCGTCCGATGGCTACATCGCAGAGCTGCACCGCGGAGAGATGGTATTGACGGCGCTCGAGGCGCGCGCATACCGGGCGGAACAGTTTGCCAACTACGGCATGCTGGCAGCGCTGTCGGGCGGCGGCGACACATACAACTCGACGGCGGACAACCGCCGCGTGACGACGAGGAATGGCGACACCTATAACATCGCCGCGAACGTGACCGCGCCGGAGAACATGGACGCGCGGGCGCTCGTGAAGAACATCAGCAATCTCGGCAAGCGCCGGGCGCGCGGAAGGGGGAAAATACTCGCATGATGACGTTTACGTTTAAGGGCACGGACAGCGCGACGTATGGCGTGTATTTGACCGAGCACCCGACGATCGTCGCGGCGGAGAAGCGGGTCGAGTTTATTGAGGTTCCGGGCAGGGACGGGGCGCTGTCGATCTACGACGGCGCCTTTAATGACGTTGAAACCGAGCTAACCGCCTATATGCAAACGACGACCTATCGCGACGATATACTCGGCTGGCTTACGGGCTCCGGGGATTTGGTTTTGTCGACCGACACGACGCGCGCGTACAAGGCGCGCGTGACCGGGCAGGTGGAGGTCGAGCGCGTATCGCGCGGGCTGGACGCTTGGCTTCTGCGAATTCCGGTGCGGCTGCAGCCATTCCGG